GAAGATAGGTGACGGTGATGATGCCTTCGCCCGTTCCCGTGTTGGTCGAGAGAACGTAAATCTGGTCATCGACGGTGCCGGAATCCTTCCAGTTGCCGACGCGCGTGGCGTTGTCACCGGGAATGATGTCCTTGATGCCGAGCGTGGTGGAAAGGTCGTTGTCGGCGGCAACGGCAAGCTGCGTGGCAGTTGCGTTGATGCCGACATTGACCGTCTGAGCAGCACCCGACCAAGCGGCGGTCTTCAGGATCGAAATCGAGAGAATTTGGCTGTTCGCCGGGATCACGATGTCCGTCTTGTAAAGACCAGCGGTGGCGACGTTGGTGGCCTGATTGACGACCGCCGACTGCGCCATGACGACGAAGCCAACGTTCCTGATCGAGCCCACAGTCGTCCCCGTCGTGTTCAGGACATCACCCGCCTTGATAGGGCCGGTAAATGTAGTCGTACCCATGTGGGCCTCCTGCACGATGTGCCTACGTTGTCTGTGCAGCGTCCGCCGGGGCGGTCAACGTAGACGGGTTACCCCGGTAGCGAGAGGGGGCAAGTATTACCCTGCCCCCTCTGAGTCATCAGGTCGGGAACGATCCGAAGATCGAACGCCAGTTGTAGTAACCGAACGAGTAACGCTCGTAGCCCTTCACGAGGAGGTTGTCCGTCGTAAAATCGACCTGCATGTCTGTTTCGAACTTGATGCGCTCCATGTAGGAGAGACCATCGATGTTCGTGAGCAGGAACCACGCGGAAGGCGAGGTCAGGTAGTCGTTGACCATGTAACCTTCCGGCAGGCCGCCGGCCGTGGACTGGATCGCATTGACATCGTTGTCCGCAGTGCCCGGACGCAGTTCCGTCTTCAGCAGACGGATGGCAACCGGTTCAAGCTGCGGCGGAACGATGAGCTTCCGACCACGGGCGAAGACCTTCAGGCCCGCCTGATCGCGGAAGTTGGTACGGATGGCGATCATCGCGTTGAGCAGGGTGGACTCGTTGAGGTCCACGTCCGTCGCGGGACGGTTCGCAATCGTACCACCGTCGATCGGGTGGCTCGTGGAGATCAGGGCGACGCCGTCACCGCCGACCGACGCATTGTACGTCGTCGCCGTGTTCAGGACGTTCGCGCCGTAGATTTCCTTGGTCTGAAGGAACGACTCCATCAGGCCGAGGTTCGACGGCTTGAACTGCGTCTTGTAGAGGTTGTCGTCGACGGCCTTGCGGGTGATCGCATAACCGAGAGCAATTTCAGTGTGCTCTTGGTTATAGACGTACCGCTCGCCGGCGTTGTTGTCGAACGCGGTCTGACCGCCTTCGGTCTTCAGCTGGGCAAGACCCAAGAAGCGCATTTCCGCGGTGCGCTCGAGCGCCATCTTGGAATCGTGCTTCGTGAAGATCTTGTCGTACTGGCTCGGGATCTGCTCGTACTTGCCTTCGATGCCACGAAGGCCCGGAAGGAGCAGATCCTTGATGGCACTAAGATTGACAGCCATTGGTCCCTACTCCTGTTAGATGCCGGTGAGCGACTTGGTCGCAACGTTGTTGAACGCCACGATGACCCAGTTGTACGCGCCAGATTCAGTGCCGGGCGAGCCCGGAGGATCCTGAACAAGGCCGATGATGCGGAACGGAAGCGTAGCCGTGACAGCCGGGCTGCTGATGAAAGCACCCGAGATGCCGTTGGCGGTGTTGCCCGTGCCGATCGTGTATCCGACGTTCAGGTTGACATCGGCCTGAGCGATGCCGGTGGCATCGGACTGAACGACGAACTTGGCGTTGGGGTCATTGACGATGTAGCCGGTGACATACTGCGTCGAAGCAACGTCCGAGCCGGGCCAATAGTTGGACCACACGGTGCGCTTCTGCGAGACCGAAAGGTACTTGCAGCCGACGAAGATGCCGGCGATGCCGGAAGCGGCGGTCGTGCCGTCACCACGGACAACCTGACCATTGGCATCGCCCTCTACGGGGTCGTTGAAGAAGATAGCGGAAGCGTTGTAAGCGATCTGCACTTCGACCTGTTCGTAGGTCGGGGCAGAGCCGTTGCCGCTATACTGACGGAAACCGAAGGGCGCGTTTGTGTTCGCCATCGGAAGCTCCTTCAATTCAGGAGCGAGCCTCTGGTCCACACAACGGGGTGGCCGAGTACCCTATAACTTGTGAAGCCTCCGCAACGGGGGAGACCAATTTGGATTATTACCAGAAAAACCACAAAAGAAAAGGCCGCCCCGAAGGGCGGCCTTATTGATCACTTCTCGGGGATAGGCATAGCCTCGAACGACTTCTTGATGTTCGGCTTAGCCTGCGGATGGTCGCGGTGCCCGAGGCCGCCGTCCGGCACGCCGGCCAGCTGGGCTTCCTTGGCGCGAACCTGCCCGATGGCGCGGCGCCGCTCGATGGACCGGGCTTCCTCGACCAGTTCAAACGGGCGCTCCATGAGCACCATGCCCTTGCGCTCGATGTTCGCGGACTTCGCGTTCGGGGGCATCATCTCGGGGTGGCGAGAAGCCGGGACGGGCTCCCAGCCGAGACGGCGAAGCTCGACCTGATAGGTCGTGTCTTCCCAGCCCACGATCGTGTGGCGCTTCCATTCGTAGTGCCAGCCGGGAGGCGGCGGGGGCGCTTTGAACTCGTCGATGCTGTCGTCGAAACCGCCTCCGAGGTGCTCTCGGATTTCGGCGGCACGACGTGCAGCGCGCTCACGGGGATCCTCCTCCGTGGTGAAGTCGGGGCGAAGCGGGGGCCGACCGGGGCGGCGCTTTTCGATCTCTTCCATTTCAGTTCATCCTTCCGCGAGCGGTGCGGTTCTTGTTTTCGATGTATTCCTGTTCGCTGATCCCGGAGATCGCGGCGGCTTCCTTCTCGGCGGCCGTAAGGCGATATCCGTTCTTCGGAGCGCCCGAGGAGCCTCGGGACACCGGAGCGGCGACAGGAGCGGCCCGACGCGGCGCAGCCGCAGCGGAAAGGGGCGATTCCTCCTGCTTCCGAACACCGAGAAGGTTCTCGACATATTCGAAGTAGTCGTCGGAATCGGCCACATAGCCGTTCGAAACGGCGAACTCGTGCGCTTTCACCATCCGCTGCTTCTTCGACTCGTCACGGGCGAATTCAGGGTGCGCACGGACCCAAGCGGCAGACTTCGGGGACAGCTGAGACGCGATCATCTCGACAGGATCCGCCGGCGGCGCTTCGTAGCGAGGCGCAGGGGCGTTTTCCATGTCGTACTTGTACGTCTCCAGCTGCTTGAGGTTCGTTTTGGCCTCGAAGACGGCCTCGTCGATCTCGGCGACCTTCTCGTAGTCGCCCATCGCGAGGGCTTCGACCTTTTGCTGGCGCCAAACGGCCTGTTGCCTCTTCAGATCGTCGATCGCGGAGGTGACAAGCTGCAATTGCGTGTCGCGAGCGTCGAGGGAGTGCTTGTTGGCACGCTCGACGGCCTCACGTTCACGCCTTTCGGCCTCCATGCGGGCCGTTTCGGCCTGCTGAAGCTGCGCACGAAGCTCTTCGATGCCTTTTTCAAGAGGAACTTCCTCTTCGATGGCCTCTTCGGGCTCCATTTCGGCCTGCAACGGCTCTTCTTCGACCTTTTCCACCTCGGGGACGTCTTTGATCAGGTCGTCCTCAAGCATGTCGAGTTGTTTTTCGGTGCTCATGTGCCTCACCAAACCATGTCGGGGGTCTGAGAACGCCCGCGGACGCTGATGTCCTCAATGATACGGCACAGAACGCCGTTCACCGTGATGTTCCAGCCATCAGAAGGCCTGAAAACGACCCATTCGTTGACGTCGACGGTGATGCCGTCGAACCATTTGCCTTCGGGGTCGACGAAAGCGGTCGGTCCCTTCTTGAGGACAAGTCCGACTTTCGACTGATAGCGGTCCTCGTCGGTCGTCTTGTCCGTCAGGTAGATGCCGGACTTGGTTTTCTGCGGGCGGATGTAGACCGCCACCAGAAGCTGGTTGTTGAAGATCTCAAGGCCCGAAACATCGCCGATTTCTGCGGCCAGTTTCTGCTTGGGATCGATGTCGTGGTCCATGACCATGAAGCTCATAGTTTCCCCTTTCTCACCTATTCCGCTGCTCGGCACGCTCTTTCGCGATGTCGAACAGTTCTTCCACCCTCCGAAGACCTGCGATTTCGCCCATGACGTAGCGAAACTGGCCTATCTCTTCGAAGGTGTTCGTCGCGAGGATGTTTTTCAACCTCTCGACCTCTTCATCCACCAGACGGCGGAATTCCATTTCCGATAAACTTGAATGCGTTTGCATCTATGATCCCTTGGGAGGTGAGGGCGGGGTTGAAAGGGGAAGAACCCCGCCCTCTGTCGCTGATCCGGGAGGAGCCGTAAATCAGCGGACGCGCTTGTGGCTCTCGATCTCCGTCTTCTCCAGACGCCCCTTACCAGAGCCGGCACCGGCGTCCATGTCCTTGTAGGACCGGTACACCTTTCCGCCTTCCTTGCGCGCAGTCCGTCCACCCGTAGCGCCGTTCACCTTGTTCGGGTAGCCCTTGTTGTCGTCGACGATCACGCCGCGCTTCAAGCCGGGCTTCGGCTGTTTGGCGGCGATGTCCGTCTTCTGAAGGCGACCTTCACCGGATCCGGCCCCGGCTTCCATGTCCTTGTAGGACGAGGCGACCTTGGTGATGCGTCCGCCGTCTTTGCGGGGCATCGGGGCGGGCATGCCCGGCGGGGGAGCGGGAGGAGCGCCCATACCGGCCGCCGCCATGGGAGGCATCATGCCGGGCATAGGAGCGGCAGCGGCGCGCGGAGCCGGGATCGGCATGCGACCGCCGGGCATCGGCATGTCGCCCTGATCCTCATCCTTCTTGCCGCGGCCGGTGGCGATCACGATGTTGATGTTCGTCTTGCCCTTGGCACGACCGCCGGACTTGCGGGCGGTGCGCTCGTCCTTCTTGTCCTCGGGCTTCGGCTCAACCGGGCGGATCTTGGCCTGATTGTGCGGGTCTTTCGCGACCATCATGGCCCGCTTGGACGCCTCAAGCATGCCGCCGCCGGCTTTCTTGGTCCGACCACCGTGCGCCTTCTCGTCCTTATCACCGCGCAGGCCTTCAAACGCCATCGGGAGGATGCCGCCGAGGCCGGACTTGGTCAGAGCGCCACCGATCGTCTTGCCAGTGCGGGCGGCAGGCTTCACCATCTTCTTGATGAGCGCCTTATCCATGGCCTCATCGGCGTGCTCGGCCTTGCCGCCCTTCTTGTAGGGCGTGCCCTGCGCGCCGGTAAACTTCATCCGGGTCGGCTCGACCATGCCCATGCGGGCGTCCATCATCGGACCACCCATCATCTTCTTGGTGCGGCCACCGGACTTGCGGGTCGTCTGAGCGTCGCGGCTGCGCTGGATCATGCGATCCATTTCAGCCTGCGCGGCGGCCTCTTCGGCCGGGGTCATGGCACGCTGCTCGGCCGCAGGCTCGGGGCGCCGCGGGGGCAGCGGAACCGGGTCGGCCCTGTGAGCGGTCGGGGAGACGACCGGCTTTCCGTCCTTGGACAGGCCGCCCGTCATCTTGCCGACGCGGCCACCCTTCTTGAACGCGCCGACATGCTTGATGCCCTCGCGCTCTTCGTTGGCCTCGCGGACATCGCGGTTGATGAGGCTGTTCGCCGTCAGCGCACGGCCGCCGCTCTTGCGGGGCTTGCGGTCGGCTCGCATCGGGCCGCAAGCGCCGTCGACCTTGCCGCCGGACTTGTACACGCGCCGCTTCAGCGGGCGGGCACCGGTCTTCACGTCGGCGTTCAGGGGTTCAGGCGCAGTCCAATCGGAGGACGAAACCTTCTCGTCCTTTTCCTCGGCAAGGCGACGGGCCTTGCTCTTCGATGCGGCGCGGGCCGACTTGGCGATGTCGTACATGGTTTCTCCTCGGAGTAGCGACGGGCGTCCCCGTTACCGACCACGCTGTCGGCGCTGCGATGTTAACTCAAGTGCGCGCTTTACGATAGCACTCCCGCCGGTCTGCATGACCTGCCGACCGACGTGAGGCACGTATTGCGTGGGGTACTGATCGATGATCAGCGGCGTCTTCCGCCGCGATCGTCCGTGGGCTGCTCGGTCTTCACGGGCTTCTTTGCCATCACTGCTCTCCTTCACAACGCCACCAGCGGCGTATTTCCGTTTGATATCGACGAGCTTGTCGTCGAACACAACGTAGTTGCGGGTGCCCTCGCCCGCGCTGCGGGACTGGGCGTCAAGATAGCGGATGCCCTTGATGCCCGCATCACGCAGACGCTTGGATACATTCACAAAACCCATTTTTCGACTGAGGGCTTTGTGCAAGTCTTCCCCTGATGAAAGGGGCACGGTTTCATCCGGCACGCTTACGGTTGCCTTGGAGCCCTGCTGCTTCCAGTAGGCCGCCATCTGCTCTGCGTCTTCCATGTTTTTTGCATTCAGCCGACCGCTTGAGCCATCAGCATGTTCAAGATGCACGACGGGACGCGGCGGCGCAGGCTTAAACATATCTTGCGCAAGGATAGAACGAACATATTCGCTCTGCTCTTCCAACGGCTTGTCCCAATCAAGAAAGTGATCGGGATGCGCGTTGATGCGGACCTCGTACATGCGGCCGGGTTGCTTGATGCGGCCCTCTTCAACAAGCTTGTCGTAATGGGTCAGTAAGTTTGGATACCTTGACTCCATTACAGATCGCGCCGTGTCACCATAGCTTGACACTATATCTGCGATGTCGTGTTCGATGTTTGGCTCTGTGCCATACGGAAGTTTGTATTTTTCCGAAGCAACTTGCCCCATCGGCCTGTTGTCGAGTGTGGACTGCCCCATCGCCAACTTTTCGCGATACCCCTGCGCCACGTCCTCGTTCTCGGCCGTATACAGCCCATGGCCGTATGACTGCGCCCCTTCGCCCGTGCCGATCTTGTCCATCCGCATGCGGCCAAGCGGGAAGTCCTGCATGACGGTCGCGCCTTGCGGCACCTCGGGCAACGCGCCGGGCTGACCGACAATGTACTGCTCCTGCCCTTTTGGCGAGCGGATCAGCCGCTCCGCAGGATAGTCATGCGGCGAGCCGTGATACGCAGCGATGCCGTCGTCCTCGACCTCGCCGCCCTGCGCCTTGGTGATGTCGGGGTCGTTGGGATCGAACGTGCCTTGGTTGCCGAACGCGGATTTAATCTGCTCGGAACGGAACGGCAAATACCAGTCGGTCGGCCGACCCCCACGGGTCTGATGATCGGCCATCGTGTTCTTCAGGATGATGCCGTCATAGCCGTCATCCATCAGTTTCTGTCTAATTTGGTCAACGACTTCATTTCGTGTCCTACCGCCGTTCGGCAGCAGCCGCATGAGCTTGTCGAAGGCGTCATCGTGGCCTTTTTGCGCCAACAGCCCATTGATGCCGTACCAGTCCTGCCTCTTCGCCATCTCATTGATTTTATCCTGAAGCTCCGGGTGGATTTCGTCCGAAGCAAAGATAAGAGGGTTCTTCATTGAGATGTGAGCAGCAATTACATTCGGCTTTCTGCTTTCACTGGGCTGCGCATAGCCTGCGAAATAGTTCGGGGTTCTTTCGTTCTTGTCGAACCAAAAGCCAAGACGGTTTAAACCACGCGAGACCCGCGTCGGGCTTTCGTATTTAAACTGCGAGAAATCATCCATCGTCCCGTGGAAGGCAACATCCGGCACTTCCTCGTGATTGCCGTCTAGGAACCGGGCAAGGTTCTTTTCACGATCCGGGTGCCCGTGAGGAATGAAAGCCATCACTTCTCTCCCGTGAACACCGGGTTGTGGCCGACGATGTGAATGCCGGGGATGCCGTGCAGCGGGTGGCGCTTCTCGGCCTTGCCACCGCGAGCCATCGGCTCTTCCTCAATCGCCGGGGGCTTGCCCTTCTTCATCTTCGTCTGCGGCTTGTACAGGTCGCCGCGGCGCATGGCGTCGACCGTGCGCTTGGCAGCGTCCGCATAGTCCGCAGGGGCCGAACGGTCGGTCGTCGCACCCATCTGGCCGAACAGTTCCTTCTCGTGGAACCACAAGGCCGCCTGAATGTCGGCGATCGAGATGTCCATCCCGTACTTCTTCTTGAGTATCTTCTGAGCCTCTTCGGCCGTGTTCTGCTGGAACTCGCGCTCCTTGTCGCCGCGCGGCGCGGCCACGGGCAGGTTGCGGTTCTCAAGCCAGTTCTTGGCCCGGCGCCGCAGGTCGGACTTCTCCTTGAACCCGCCTTCCTTGTAGTCGGTGTACAGGCGGCTTGCGAGTTCCTGCATGGCCTCGGGGTCGTTCAGCGTCTGCTCGAACTCCTCGCGAGACATGTCCGCAACATCCTTGCCATGCAGCCACTGACGGTTCGGATTGATCTTGCCGTCCTCGGTGAACGGCATCTGCTCGCCGGGCGTGCCGTTGTGGTGGTTGTACTCGGCCTTCAGCGCATCGCGGAAGTCGCGGTACTGCTTGGCCTCGGCCAGCGGCGTGTGGATGAAGTTGTAGCCCAGCATGCGGTTCCACGAGCGGGACCACCAAAGATCCGCCGTCAGCGTGGAATAGTCGCCGCGCAGATTGTTGATGAACGAGCCGATCTTCGGCCCGAACACCATCCAGCCCGTGACCTTCTGGTCCTTCGCGCCATCGACGCTGAGAGGCTTGCCATCGGGGCCGTACAGGTCTTTGTTGTTCTTGAGTTCCCTGTTCCACTCCGAGACCGTCATGGTCTTGTTCATGGCGTCGCGCATCGCGTCGTAGCCATTGGTGTTGAGCAGGTGGTCGAGCTTCATCAGGTTCATCTCGATCGCGCGGGTCTGCGCGCCGAACGTGCCCTTCAGCTTCTGCACCGCCTGCGGGATCGTCATCTTGCCGTCGCGCACGAGGTCGTACACGCGCGCCGCATAGATCGAGTTCGCGTAGACGTCGTTGCCCTGCGACGTGATGCCGAGGATCGAGTGAAACAGCAGCCGCTTGTCGGGGTCGCTGTTGATCTCGGGGAAGATGTCATCGGCGATGTAGTGGCCGTTCGCACGCTTCAGAGCGTCGTCGTACCAGCCGATGGCGGGCTTTTCGGAATTGTCGACGTGGTACTTCACCTCGTCGGCAATCATCTTCGCGATCTGCCGCTTGGAAGCGTCGCTGTAATCGCCCGGCTCGATCTGGCCCATACGGGCCGCGCGGTTCTGAAGGCCGAACATCACGTCATTGACGCTCGGCTTGCCCTCTTTGCGCAGGTCAAGTTGCTCCTCGCCCGTCATCAGCGGGACCGACGATCGGTCCTCGCTTTTCTTGCCGGTCGGGGCCATCGCCTGCCGGACGTAGTCCGTCAGCTCCGGGTTGAGTCCGTATTTTTCGGCAAGCCGCTCGGGGCTGACGCGGTAGCCTTCTCCTGCGATCGCTTTGGAGTACGGCGCAAGAACATGATCGACGAGCCTTCGGAATAGATCGGGTGATCGGGTGGCGCTACCGAAATCCCCATCTTCCGGGCCAGATCCTCCGAAAAGGTTCGACTGGTAGTTTTCATGGTCGTGAAGCTCCGTCGTGCTGTGGACAAGCGCCTTTTCGGGCAGGCCGGCCTTGTCGGCGATGCGTTGCACCTTTTCCACGAAGGCGGGCATTTCCTCTTGGCCGCCGAAATGGAAGAACTTGAGCGCCTTGCCGTCGACCGTGGTCGAGGGATCAAGGCCTTCGGCCTTGGCGGCCTCCATCGCGGCATCGACCTGCGCAGGCGAAAGCTTCTTTTGCGACCCGACGAGGACAGTCGGGATGCCCTCTTCAATGTTCGGGTTGTGGTCGATCTGGATGGCGGCGTCCTGAAGGAACCCCAGACCCATCATGCTGGCAAGCTTCTTCGCGCCTTCCGGCTTCAAGTTCGGATGCTGAACGACGAAAGACGGTTCTTCCTTGCCTTCCCACATGCCCCGGATGGGCGTGATGGTCAGTTCGTGGCCCGGCACGCCCGTGACCTCTTCAACCAGCTGGTGGAAGTTCTTGTTGTTGAAGATGCCCCGCGTGTGCTTCTCCAGCATCTGGTTGCGGGGCTCTTTGAAGATCGGAGCCTGCGCCGGGGGCGGCACCGGAGCGCCGATCAAGTCCGGCGTCGCGGGCGTCCATTTGCTCAGATCGTCGTCCGAACGAATGTTCGGGTCGCCGCGTTCCGCATAGGGGCGGGACCGCATGCCCGGCCGAGGCGACACGATGATGCCCGGCACGTTCTCCTGCTGGAACGTCCTCATCAGCGGCGACTCGGCGACCGGCGACTGCGCGAACACCGACCCCTCGGTCGGCACCTTCTCGGCCATGTACTGCGCGCCGCTCAGGGGAGCCGGGGGAGCCGCCGCCGGGGCCTGCATGGGCGCGGGCTGCTGCTCCTTCACCTGCCGGGCAATCCGCAAGGCCGAGACGTCGCCGCCTTCCGCACGCTTCTTGCGCAGGTGGTCACCGATCAGTTCAAGCGCGCGTTCGACGACGTGAGAGGTCATCAGCCATCTTCCTCAAGCTTGCGGACGAATTCGGGCGAAAGCATCTGCTCGGCGATCGGGGCAGCGCCCGGATCCTTGATCAGGTCGCGCACGATGTTGGCGTAGGCCACGCGCTCGCGGGCCTCGCGGTCGGCGGCGCGGTTCTTGGAATCGAGGTCGATGTCGGCGGCCTTGACCTGAAGTTCCTGCTGCTTGACCTGCGCTTCGAGCATGCGAGCCGGATCCTGCACGCCGCCCTGCTGGATCTTCTGCTGTTCCAGCCCGAGCTTGGCCGCCTCCAGCTGGGTCTTGGCCTGCGTCTCGGCGATCTTGGCCTGAGCAAGAGCCGTCTTCGTGTCGGCCTCCTGCTTCTTGGTCTGCATCATCGCCACGGCCTGCTGCATCTCGGGCGGCATCTGGCCCTGCGACTCAGGCGGCGCCATGAACTGCTCGGGGTTTGACCAGCCGATGGCCTGCAGCGCGGCGGTGTCGATCGCGATAGGGTCGTACAGCGTCGGGTTCGTGGCCTGAAGCTGCTTCAGCGCCATGACCTTCAGCAGCCGCTGCGTGTGGGACGCGGTGTTCGGGTCCGCCTGCGGCACGAGATCGTACTGATCGACGGCCCGCAGGAACGTCTCTTCGTCCCACGGATAGGCCGGCTTGCGGTTCTTCTGCCAGAAGCTTTCGGGGTTTTCCTTAAAGCACTGAAGCAGCAGCTGGAACTCGTCGGCCTGCGCTTGATGCATGCGCTTGTGCACCGAGTTCAGCACCTTGGCCGACTGCTCGATCATGGCGAGCGTCGTACCCACAGGGGCGTCGGCCCGGCCTTCGCCGACCTGCGCTTCCGACGTGCCGCCGATCCGCATGCCCGTTTGGGCCATGTTCTCGACAAGGTTCATCAGCGCCCCGCCGGGCTCCTTGTACGGCAGCGGCATGATCGCTTGGCTGATCGGCATGCCGCCCGTCTTCACCAGCGCCCCGCCGCCGGGCGGAACGCGGAAAATGTTCGTGTTCTGCCTCGCGCCCGTGTCGGCCATGAGGAAGCCGGGGAAGTTCGCGAACATGCCCGCGTCGAGCATCTCGCGCCACGCCGCCGTGATCGCGTTCGTGGTGTTGCCGAGAATGTGCAGCAGACCGATGTCGTAGAACCCCATGCCCGGCACGAAGGTGTATTTCACGAAGGCCTGCCGCGCCTCGGGCAGATCCTTGGTGTCCTCGTCGTAGTTACGGACGACGGACAGCACCTTCTTCGACGACACGTCGATCGTGATCCGGTACGGGATTTCGAGGCCCGTCTCCTTGCCGCGGTGCTTGTGCTCGAACCCGCGGATGTCGAGTTCGCAGTAGCACTCGTAAATCTCGCGGTCCCGGTCCTCGGGGTTCATCGATTCCAGCGAGATGCCCTGCTGCTCGGCCTTGGCGCGCTGGGCCGCATCCATGTTGCCCTGCGACGGCGTGCTCAGGTCGACGTCGCGGTAGACGCCGAGGATCTGCAACCGCTTCACCACGCTCGGGCGCATGTAGACCCGGTGCGTCACGCGCTTCGCGTTCGACAGGTCGGTCGCCGCGTTGTTCACGATCAGATCGTCCGCGTCGACGCTCTCGCTGACCGGGCGCCCCCGCAGCGGGCAGAAATAGACCTTCTTGAACGACGACCCGCCGAACCCGAGCATGAGCAGCATGCGGTCGGTGTCGGGGTAGTACTCCTTCGCCACCGCCGTCAGGTAGTGGTTCATGTCGTTCTCGAGCGCATCGGCTAGACGATCGTCGACGAGCGTCGAGTTGTTGCTGTCGTTGCGGATCTTCACCGGGCCATCGGTCGGCAGAAGCTCGGACCGGGCGTTCGCCTGAAACCGCAGCACCGCCTCCAGCAGCAGCGGGTGCCGGACCTTGCTCATGCCCTCGACCGGAGCGCCGTCCGCCGCGCCCTGCAAGCCGGGGATCTCGACCTTGAGGCCGAGCAGCTTGATGCCCTGCGCCCGATCCTCGACCCACTCACGGCGGCTTTCGAGGTCGTCCTCGATGCCGCGGATCAGGTCGTCGGCGATGCGGGACAGTTCGCCCTCGTCGATGTCGTCGGCGAGGTTGTCGAACCAACCGCTCGGGCCGCGGTCTTCCTTCTCTTCGAGGCTCTTGCCGTCGAGGCTGATGGTGACCGAGCCGTCCTCGTGCTCGATGCGGATCAGTTCGCCGCCGGCGTTGTAGGTCTTGCCGACCTCGCCTTCGGGCGGGGTGCCGAGCAGGTCCGAGAAGTCGAGTTCGGGCTCGGTGCCCGGCTCGACGAGACGGATGTTCGAGGGGGCGAGACCGGCCATGTCAGTTTCCTTCCATCTCGCGGACGAAACGCGCGATGCCTTGCTGGGCGGCGAGTGTATCGTTCTTCGCCATGATTTCATAGACGCGGGTCTGATCGTGCGGCGGCTTCCCCCAGACGGTGACCTTGAAGATCCCGATCTTCTTGGGCGTTGCGGGCCTGATCACGTCGACGACGGCGTTGGCGAGGATCTGCGTCATGTGGTGCCCCCGGCAGGATTCAAACCCGCGACCTCCCGCTTACAAGGCGGATGCTCTATCAGCTGAGCTACGAGGGCCGCGCTCGCCTTCATATCGGATACAGCGGTTCCGGGCCAGCGCCCTCGAACACCATGCCGCGTTCAAGTTCCGCGTTGACCTCGTCGGGCCGCTGAAGGAGCCCGGTGGTGCGCAGGTAGCGGAGCGCCTGCGTGACGGTGTCCACGAGGTCGTCGTGCTTGCCGCGCGGGAACGAGGTGGTCTGGTTGATGATGACGTCGGCCCACGAGCGGTCGGGCGCGTAGATCAGCCCTTCAGAGAACAGGTGCTGGATCGAATAGGCGCGGGCGACCTTGTCCTGATTGCCGGTGTCCATCAGCTGCACGGCGAAGTCGGCGCTCGCGTAGAGGCGGCGGATTTCCTGTGCCACCGAGATGCCCGCGGCCTTGTTCTCGATCAGGAGCTTGTCGATCTTGAACCGCTTGGCGGTGTCCGAGATCCTGTTAACGAGGTCATGCAGGGGCAGGCGCTCGGCCCAGCCGTAGAGCATGATCACCTTCGGGTGCGGCGCCTTGTAGACGCGCTCGATCATGTAGCTCTCGCCCGTGCGGGCGGCCTCGGCGACCGGGTCTTGCGAGAAGATCCCCCAGACCGTCATGGCCGACATGTCGTTCTCGGTCTTGGTCGTGTAGGCGGTGTCGACCGAGGCGATGACGTAGTCGAGCGGCGGGTATCGCTCGTCGTCCCAGACCTGCCACCACTGCCGCTGGATGATCCCTTCGCCGCGAGGGATCGGCTCCTGCTGGAACTGCCCGGCGGTGGCGTAAGGCCCCATGACGGCGGAGTCACGTTCGACGACGTGCTCGGGGAAGCGATCGGGGAAGAGCAGTTCGCCCTCTTCCTCGCGGAGATCCTCGACGCCGAGCATGGTCGTGAAGACGCGGCTCGGGTCGAACCGCATGGGCAGGCAGATATGGTCGTAGCCCAGCTGCCGATCGAGGATGACGCCTGAAACGTCTTCCTCGTGCAGGCGCTGCATGATCACGACGATCGCGGACTTCGCCGGGTTGTTGAGGCGGGTCGGAACGGCTTCGAGGAAGGTGGTGACTTCGCTTTCGCGCTGCGTCTCGGACGAGGCTGAATCCACCGAGTGAGGGTCGTCGATGATCACGCGATCGGCGCGCACGCCTGTCAGGCTCGTGATGGCCGTGGCGATTCGCTGCCCGCGCTTGGTGTTCTGAAAGTTCAGCTTCTCGTTTTGGTCTCGCGTTAGCACGACGCGATCGCCCCAGTGCTTCTGATACCAGTCGCTGGTCACGAGCGTGCGCATCTTGCGGCTGTCGCGGGCGGACAGGTTCTCCACCTTGTGAGCGGCGCACAGGTAGGACAGGTACGGCATGTTCTTCGGACCCCATTCCCATGCGGGCCAGAAGACGTTCACCAGCAGGCTCTTCATCATGCCGGGCGGGATGTTGATCAGCAGGCGGTTGTACGGCCTGCCGTCGATCTCGTGGCCCTCGGTGATCGCCTGCAAGTGATCGGCGATCATGTCGATATGCCAGTTGTGGATGTAGGGCTCGCCGGGTTCAAGCACGTCCCACGCGCGCCGGATGAAGGCGACGAGCGACCGCTCGCAGAGTTCCTTCTCGACGGCTGCGCGGAGCGCGTCCTTCTTACTGGCGGGTATCTGGACCACTCAGGGCCTCTTCGATGGCTTCAAGTTGCTCGTCCGTCAGGTTCGACAACGTGACCATGTGGTCATGCTGAACCGGACCGCCATCGGCGCCGGTGACCTCGTTGATGACGCGATCGTTGTACTTCTTCGGCTTCAGCTTCGCCGCGATCCACTTCCGGCTCTCGATGCGCAGCTGCGCCTTGCGCACGGCCTCGTTCGTTTCCTTGGCCGTGTCCGCGATGTCGAGGATGTCGTCGGCCAGAGCATCGGCCTGCGCCTCTCGGGCGTGCGCATATTGCTCCTTAAAGCTTTGGTTCGCCGCCAACCACCGAAACACTGCGCTCATCGCTGGCATGTCGTCATCACGACAGATGGCCCTCAAGCTTTCGCCGAGGGCCAGTCTTTCGCAGATCGTGTCGGCCAACTCTTCACTGAAGATCGTCGGCCGCCCTCCGGGGTTTTTCATCCGGGTTCTCCTTCTTCCCGAAGGTAGCAGTTGGTGAGGGGTTTTTCAAAACCCCTTCACATGATGGGTCTGGTACGGCGAATAGGTGACGACGTCGTTTTCCCAGTCGACGAGGCCCGGTTCCCAGCCGACAGGGAGGCCGTCGCCGTCTTTGTGGACGTTGGCCTTGTAGCCTGCGGCTTCGATCGCGAGCGCGCGGTCCAGCGCCTCTTCGCGTGTGGGGTATTGCGCGGACAGCTTGGTCCACTTGCAGTCGTGCGTTCCGCCCGTGCGGTAGCAGATGACGTAGGTCATTTTCGATCTCCAGTGTGAGTGAGGGAGGGGCCGAAGCCCCTCTCAGTAGGTGTACTCGTAGGCGTACATGTGCTGCCACCGGGATCCGTGTTCGCCCCAGAAAAGCTCGTCGGGCTCATGGTCCTCTTTGATCATGTCGAGAACGTCGATATGCTGGCTTTCGGTCGGCTCGTTCCAAATCTTGACGGCGAGCTTTTCGTCACCGCCGGCGATCTTCCAGATCGCATCGATGATCTCTTGCGAGGTCTCGCGGGAGTCGGCGCTTTTGAGAAAGTTCATTTTCGATCTCCATCTAGGTGGTCGTCCATCGACCATGCATGCATCATATGTTTGCAAACATGTGGGGTCAAGCGACTTTTTTCGTCCCTCTGAAAAAAAGTGAGAGGGGCCGAGGCCCCTCTCTTTCGTTCAGACCAAGGCGTGGACCGCCTCGATCTTGTTGAGCAGGTGGCCGTATGCCTGTTCGGCCGTGAGCATTGCGTTCTCCGAGACGACGACGCGGTGCCCGTCAGCGCGGCAAAGTTCGACGAAGTCGCGGCATTCGCTCTCCGACTTGAAGTGGAACGTGTCGCGCTCTTGAAGCTGCATGGGAGCGACGTTGGCGACCCAGTTCACGGTGACGACGTAAATCTTCATTTTCGATCTCCATTCGTTGAGGGGTAATGAGAGGGGCCGAAGCCCCTCAGAAATTGTAGTCGTGGAACTTCACGGGCTTGTCGGACAGGCTGTAGCGGTTCCCGTACTTGTCCTTCCAGCCGCGCTTGCCGAGGCGAATGCGAAAGACCGTAGCAGTGTCGGACGGAGTGATAATCCACTCCTGCTCGTTCTGCCGCGAGCAATGGCCGAAGAAGCCGCCCGGCGCGAAGCCGAGGTCGTTCTCAGGGTTCGCTCGGACCGCGTCCATGCGGCGGATCTCGATCGTCTTGTCGCTGACGACGCGGACGACCTCGTAGGGGTTCACGTCAGACCATCCGTATTCATTGGCGTAGTTCATTTCCGATCTCCATCTAACTCGATGACTTGACCATCGTGATTTGCAAACGACGTGTCAAACGATTTCTTTGTGCTCCTTAGCCAAAAGATATCCTGACACACTGATCGGCTTGTCCGTCATCGCCAACAGTCTGCCCCTCTCATAGGCCCACTGCTCGGCGGGGTAGTGGTACATGTCGTACTGGTGCGGCTTGCCCTCCACGACGTGGCGCATGCCCATCACGAACGCATGGTATCGGATGTACTGGGAGATCGGGATCCCCTCGGTTGGAAGCTGCACTTGACCCTCCTTTTGGGGTACATAGCGGCCGAAAACGCCCGTTTACGTACTAACCCGTTGAAATCGTTGCAGATAAGTCGGTAGTACGTAGCCTAGAGACAGATACATCCAAAATGACCCTCCTTAAGGGGGATATATAGAGATTTGTATAAGAACCAATATCTGGGCTACATACCTACGTACTATCTGCTGCATTTTCAACGGGTTGTACCTAGCACCTACCGTTGGCAAACTACGTACTCGGTTGCCCGAGTACGTAGTGCTCGTTCACGCTACCCGCCACACGCGGATGCCGCCTTCAACCTGCCTGATGGTGAAATTGCGCCCGGTCTTCCGCTTGAAAACGGTCGCCGCGGTGCGCAGGCGGGTCTTCATTTCCTCGGGCGCGAAGAAGCTGTCGCCGACTTCCATTTCGCCGTAGGGGTAAATCGTGGACGGGTGCCGCTTGATGGGAGCGGGGACATTCTTTTCGATCTTGAACACTTTCGATCTCCTAGTTTTTCACAAGAGCGTACCTTTTTGTAACGCTCTTCCGATATTTATGCACGTTCTCACTGACAGACACAAGGCCACTTTTCACCATCTCATTCAAGCAAGCCTCGACCGATTCACGCTTCACGTTCCGGCATCGATTGATGATGGTCCCGAGGTTCTCGCCCTCCGTTCCGATGATGCCTTCGAGGCGTGCCCGCAGGGCGAGGTTCGGGCTGTCCTTCACGCGATCGTTCGCCGTGACGGCGCGGACTTTCGTTTCGATGTCCCGCTTCACGTAGGCGTAGGCCCAGCGGACGTGTTCGACGGTGCGGACGCCTTCGGGCGCCGCGAGGATGAAGGACACCTTCGCCACCAGTTCGTAGGCGCGCATGCAGAGCGCCTCCAGCCCGGTCGACGACTTGTGCTCTTCGGCCATCTCGTCGAAGGCGATCGAGACCTGCTCGAGCAGTTCCACGGCGTCCGGCGACGTCGGGATTACGGTGCGGTCGCCCGAATAGAACTCGACACGGCCGTGCCCGATGCTGTCAAAGTAGCCCGCCATGAACAGCGACTGGAGCGAAATCTTCATGCTCTCGGGCATGTCGACCTTGCGGAACGGGCGCTTCAGCGGCGGTGCGGTTTCGGTCTCACGCGCCAGCAGCGAACGGCCGATGAAGCCGTTGGTCGCGGCTTCGAAGTCGATCATGCTGTCGAAGTCGACGGGGGTTGAGAAGCCGATCAAGGACAGGAACGGACGCTCCAGTCCATTGTCGATCGTCGACAGGAGGTATTGCACGGACTTCAGGTGCGCCTCCAAACCGGGCGTCGGCTTCTCGTCGAGCGCCTTTTCGAGCTTGGCGACGTCCTGCAAGAGAGACTTGCGGGTCTGCTCCTTCACGTCGCCCGACAGGAGGAAGAACTTACCGGCCTTCGAGTAGATGTTCATCAGGATGCCGATGACACCGTCGAGGTAGGCGGCGCCGCCCTTCTGCCGGGCGTTGTGGATTTTCTTCAGCAGCGAGCCGATTTCGTCGATGATGTAGTAAGACGCCTGATGGGTCGTCAGGTTGCGGACGATTTCCTGCTCGGACTTGATCGTGCCGTGTGTCGCCGCGGCGATCTTCACCACGCGGTGGATCTCGGCGACGGAACTCATCACGGTGTCCTTGCCGGTGCCGGACGCCGCGACGGCGAAGACGAAGAGGTTCGAGGTGACGTTGTCGAGGTCGTCCGTATAGCGGAGCGAAATTACATTTCCGATTGCAAAGATGGCGGCAGCCACGGACAGGGTCTCGCGGGCGCGGCGGTTCTGCTGCTCGACCCAGCGGGCGACTTCGCCGACGAAGCCGGGCGGGCGCAGGAGGTCGATGTCCATGATCTCGATCGGCCCGGCAGGCAGCGGGTCGCCGATGTCCTCGTTCGGCACGAAGGTGATCGGCCGTTCCCATCCCCCCTTCTGGGCGTAGTGGATCAGGGTGCCGAGCGTGACGGGGTTCCCGGCCTTGCCGAAGCTGTGCCACTTCATCGGCATGTCGGCTTCGTCATGCTTCGAGGACGTCGAGGACCATGCGCGCCAGAGATCATAGGCCGAGCCGCCGGACGCATGGTGCAAGGCCATGCCGACGCGGATCCATGTGTCGTAGTCGAGGTCTTCGTTGGTGACGTAGGACAGCATGTCGCCGAGTTCTTCCTGCGACACGTCGATCGTGGTGCCTTCGAACGTCGCGCGGATGCGGTCGGGTTTCTTTAAGGCTTCGAGCAGCCGCTCGGGCGGGGCCTCGATGTCGTCGACCGAGCCGTACAAGATCCTATAGGTGTTACCCGACTTGTGGAGCGAGCCGGGCCCGACGACGTAGCCGGACGACTTGAAATCGATGCCGGGATATTCGGGCAGGTGCGTGACCAGCGCGAGATCCTCGGGCAGGCGATAATAGAGGTGCTTCGAGCCGCCGCCTGAACCTGTCTCGACGATCAGGCCTGCGCCCGCGATGCCGGGGAAGGCCTCGACCAGTTTCGCGTAACTCTCGACCCCGCCGTTGCGTGCATCGACGTCGATGACGAGGAGGCCTTTGCAGACGACGCCGTATCCGGTGGCGAACTGGTCGGTCTCTTCCATCGTCTCGATCTGGTCCTCGGACCAGACGGGCGTGTATTGCCACGAGCGCGTGCGTGGGTGCTTGCCCACGTC